CCGAATAGAGTCTCACAGATTTGTCTGTATGGTTGCTGATATATTTCCATCTTTTCGTTTACATCACCTGGAAGGTGACCTATCTCACGGCTTTGCACCGCTGAACGAACTACAATGATTTTGTTGAATGGATTAGATTTGTCTAGAACTTCTTCAATTGCTTTGTATAATGCACAGAATGTTTTACCTGTACCTGCAACACCATGTAGTGCTACAAAATAATCACCTCTACGATATGCATCAAAAAATATTTTTTGATTCTCTGTTAATGGGTCAAATGTTTTTAAGTCATCAATTCTAATTTTTAGTTGGTTGGTTGTTTTGAATTGATTGGTTGTTTTGGCCGCTGTCGATTCATTGTTTGCTGTTGGTTTTCGTGCCATCGATTTTTCCTATTACATGAGATTTGTGAATTTTACAAGTGACCCATGAGTTATAGTAAGACTCACTCAAAAGAGCGGAACGATTGAAGATTTCAAAAGTCTCCATATAACTGCATTCGGACCTTGATTTGCATAGATGTAGAATTTCCCTCCTGTATTTTTCTTTACCATGAACTGCAACCTCTTCAACTAAAACTTTATTAGAACCCCAATAGTCTTCCCATCCAGAGCCGACTCTTGACCTTTTCTTTTTGCCTTTTAGCTGAGTTGTTTTTGCTTTTGTGAAATACTTTCGACCTATATACTTTCGATTATTATCAGTGTTCGTAATCAGGTATACGAACCCATAGAAACCTTCAGTCTGTTCTGATGTAAATAGATTGCCATTATATGTCCACTCATTCGTTATCGTCATCATCTGTTAAAGTATCGTCATCCTCAATAATATATTCGCCGCAAAATGGGCAGTAATGAGGGTCATCCTCAGTTTCTGTCTCAACATATGAAATTTTAAAACTGGAATTGCAGTTTTCGCAAGTGTGTTTTAACTGCATACTTTCTCCTTATAAATATACTTATATCTCTTAATTAAAGGACTCTTCATGGACCTAGTTGAACTTCTCAAGCGTGTGCAAGCAAATACTTTTGCTATGTATCTCAAAACTCATAATTATCATTGGAATGTTGAAGGTATGTTCTTTGCACAATTTCACGACTTCTTTGCTAATTTATACAATGAACTTTTTCTTGCTGTAGATGTAGTCGCTGAATTGATTCGTAGCCAAGATGCATATGCTCCTGGTTCGCTTGGTAGATTTGCAGAACTTTCATCTGTCCAAGATGAAAATGTAGTACCACCAGCCCGTGACATGGTTATGAAATTAGTTGCTGATAATGACATTGTGAGAGCATCTTTGTATGATGCATACAATGCGGCTAATGCCGCTAATGAACAAGGTGTGGCTAATGCTTTGCAAGATAGAATCACTGCCCATGATAAGCATGGATGGATGCTTCGCTCATTCTTGAAACAATTGTAATTATCAGTTGCACCACGACTGTTTGGCTTCACCGTAATACTCACGGGCAAACCCATTTTGAATGAGCATTTCTCGAAGTGATTTGCCATCTAAAATAACATCACCCAATACACGACCACCATACTTGTCCCAGTCCATGAGTATGACTTGTCGTTTAGTTGATGCATTAACTTGAGTCTTTGTAAATAATGATGCGGCTTCACCTTTAGAAGCCTCTGAGGGGCATTGTGCCCTGTGACCTTTTTCTGGTGTATCAACACCAAACACTCGTATTGACAATTCCTTTTTAAGGGGTTCTGGCAAAAAGTTTGCTTGAAATGCTACTGTATCGCCATCAATCACACGGGTTATAACCGCATCATATGTAACGCCTGCCTTTTGCTTACCTTGAGCAATTGCTAAAGAAGCAAAGGTGCCCATTAATAAACTGATAATAAAATATGTTGTTAGTTTTTTCATTTTTTTTTTATACTGCAAACGATGATCCACAACCACATTTGTTGGTTGCGTTTGGATTCTCAATTAGAAAATTAGAACCCATTAATTCTGTTTTGAATTTGATTGTTGCTCCTTGTAGGTATTGCATACTCATTGCATCAACCAATACTTGAATTTTTTCATTGATAGGAAATTCAAAATCATCTTCATTCTTTTCCCACTCCCATGTGAAACCATATGAAAAACCAGAACAACCACCACCTTGAACAAAAATTCTCATTCCTTTGATAGATGAGTCATTTTCATCTATGTATAAGTCTGTAATCTTATCTTTGGCGGCTTCGTCTAGTGTTATCATCTTATTTCCAATATTTTGAATAGTCTATGTTGTTCCAATATTTCTCATTGTTTCTGTTCCAGAAGTTTTTTATGAGATACCACACCATACCAAAGTATCCCATCCTCTGAAATCTTCTGCTGTCTTGTCCAAAGTAGTGTTTGACTAACTTGAATTTCTTTACATCATATTTTTTTGATAGAAAGAAATCTTCACTGGTGCCATACTTTTCTGCAAAGCCGCCAAGCTGTTCAAATTTATCTCGGCGTGTTAACATGAATGCACCAACAGCAAATGGGACTTTGCGGCTCATAATCTTATTCACACCATTAAACAGCATGAATCCAATCTGAGCCCTTTTATCACCATCGTAACACTTTATGTATGTGCCAATCAAATCTAAGTTATTTGACTCTAATTCTTTCACACAATCAGATATGACTGTATCTGAGAAGAATCTCACATCACTATCAATGAATAGAATGTATGGTGTGGTAGCAAGTCTAGCACCATTGTTCTTTGCAATAGAGACTGGACCACCATCGATAACTTCTACATTCAATTTCAAATCTTCTTTGTAAAAATTGATGACTTCTCTTGTATCATCAGTAGAACAATCAGCAATGATAATTCTTGTGTCACCAATGTTTTGTTTCTTCAGATGATACAACAAATGAAAAATATACGATTCTTCATTTTTACATGGAACAACGATTGTAATTTTATCCTGCAACATTATCATTCTCCTGTGTCCATGTAATTATCTGCCAACGACCATCGTGATGTTCTACAAGTGCTGTACAACTTTCAACCCAATCACCATCATTCATGTACATTACACCATTAATCTCTTTTATCTCTGCATGATGTATGTGACCACATATCACACCATCATAACCTTTTTTCTTGCAGTAGTTCGCTAAGTTTTCTTCAAACTTAAAAATAAAATCAACTGCTCGTTTTACTCTTGTTTTGAGATATTTGCTAAGACTAAAATACCGAAAACCAAAGCGGTGCAGTAGCCAATTGAATTTGCTATTAAGCGATAAAATAAAATCATATGCCCTATCTCCTAAAAATGAAAGCCATGGCGCCAGTCTTGTGATGCCATCGAAGAGGTCACCATGTGTGACCAGATAGTGTTTACCATCAGCACCGATGTGTTCTATTTGATTATGTATTTCGACTAGACCGAAACTGAAACCATAAGGTATCATTGGTCTTAAAAATTCATCGTGGTTGCCAGCAACATAGATTACTCGTGTGCCTCGTTTAGCATGACCAAGCACACGGCGAACAACATTTGTGTGACTCTGTTTCCAACGCCACTTGTTCTGTTGAATTCGCCATGCATCAATGATATCACCCACAAGATATAATGTCTCGCAGGTGTTATTCTTTAAAAAATTGTTGAGTTGCTCTGCTTTACAATCTCTAGTTCCCAAATGCACATCACTAATAAAAATACTGCGATATGTTTTGTTCATTTCAGTTATTCATACATCACTGTATCTGAATCACCAATTGCCCATTTTGGATTTTGCTCTACAACATATTTTTTTGTACAGACTTTAAAATCTGGAAACAGCATTTGTTTTGGATTGCTTGCGGCATCAAGCCATATGCAACGATTGTTTGGCTGTGCCGCATACTGTCCGTTGTCTAATTCAAGAAAGTTATATGATTTGTGGTCTTCTGGATTTTCGCTATCGCCCATATCAAGGTATTCATCTGATGCACAATTGTCAACAGTGAACATGTAGTTACCCTGATACCATTGTTTATTCTTAGCGTAAAACTTACCACTTAGATTCATTAAAAATGATTTTTGTATTACGGTGAGGTCATATGATAAACAATCCCATATTTGCAAATGGTCTAGAGGTAAAAATTTATCTCTATCTAAATTGTGATTTCTGCTCACATACGCTTCTAATGGAAGTTTATCGTACAATGCTCCATACTCAGGCAAGTATGATTCGATAAAGAATGCTCTACGACTCATCGATTT